ACTGGCATCAAAGGCCAAAAAAGAAGGGGGGCCGAAGCCCCCCTTGTCACCCTACCAGCTTGACCACTGCGTTGATCAACGCAGGACCGACGAGGTAACCCACCGCGCACCCTGCGATGAAGGTGATGATGTAGTCGATCACATAGTCTGTGTTCTTCTTCATGTATACGCTCGCTCCGTAAGAACCGACTCGCATGAAGTGCAAGCCGCCAACCTTCTGATAACTGACCATGTCAGCCTCCTTGTTGCCTGGGCAGCACCGCGCTGTCCAGTGATTTATGTATAGCGGATGGCTGAACAAAAAGCAAATCCTCAGGGGGAACGACCCACCGCACCCGGACCCCCCTGATTCCAGATGGGTCCCCCGCAGCACCCCACACCCCTTAATCTGCACAAATAACTACAGAGTTCTCCAAACTTTCCCCTATACGTCACCTCGTTTTGCTGCTTCCAAACTTTTCCTATACGTCACCTAGTCTTAGGGGACCTTTTTCTGCAAACACCCCCCGTCAGGGACTCCTACCTCCTTTCCAAAATACGTGCTACATTTCGCACGCCGTCTCATAGTGCGACTCTCCTATGGACCAAATACCAGACATCGACGACACCATCCCCCTGCCTGCCAACGCCCAGGAGGCGTACCCCGACCTTTCTCCCAGAGAAGAGTTGGAGATGCGGGCCAGAACGATCAAACTGATCTCTGACCTCACCGGAGTGCCGTTGAGTCCAGGGGAAAACGCGCAGAAGGATGCGCGTGAGATTGCCACTGACCTCATCAAGGGGGGTCCCATCCGCCCGGATATGGCGATCTACCCGAACGAAACCATTGCGTACCTCGCGGGTTTGGTGGCTCAGTACGATTCCCAGGTTGTGCAAGAGCTTGCCAACCTCAAGCGCTTTGTCGTCAACAAGCTGATTGAAGAAACCGCCCACCCTGACGGCAAAGTACGCCTTCAGGCGATCAAAGCATTGGGTGAAGTTGATGGCGTGGACGCCTTCAAGAAGCGCACCGAGATGACGGTCAAGCATCAGTCCATCGAAGAGGTGGAAAAAGAGCTTCTGGAGACCCTCTCCAAGCTGGAAGCCCGCACCATCGACCTGCCGATGGCCGAAATTGTCGAACCCGAGACCGTAAATGAGCCAACTGACGCCTGAAAAGGTCCTTCAGTTGAAGAAGTCGCTACCGTACATGACGGAGGGCGACAAGCGCAAGACGCTTGAACTGCTAAAACTCTGGGAAACCGACTACGTCCAGTCAAAAGGTAAGGAAAACCTGCTGGATTTCATCCATCACGTGTATCCCGGATATAAAGTTGGGCCTCATCACCGTAGATTGGCGCAGATTTTTGAGGATATTGCCAACGGTATCAAGAAAAGGGTGATCGTTAATATCGCTCCGCGTCACGGAAAGTCAGAACTTATATCTTTTCTTGCCCCGGCATGGTTTCTGGGAAAATTCCCCCACAAGAAGATAATAATGTCTTCGCATACTGCCGATCTGGCAGTAAATTTCGGCCGAAGAGTCCGAAATCTGGTGGGTTCTGACAGTTACAAGGACGTTTTTCCGCAGGTTGAACTCCAAGCGGACAGTAAATCTGCCTCGCGGTGGGGTACAAACTACAATGGCGAGTATTTCGCCATCGGTGTAGGGGGCGCACTTGCGGGACGCGGTGCGGACCTGTTCATCATCGATGATCCTCACTCTGAACAAGAGGCTAAAACGGGTCGCCCAGACGTATTCCTGCCTGCGTGGGAGTGGTTTCAGTCGGGTCCGCTGCAGCGCCTGATGCCGGGTGGAGCAATCATTGTCGTGATGACTCGTTGGTCTAAGTTGGATCTGACAGGTCAGATTGTCAATCAGATGCAACGTGAAGAGGGTGTGGATCAGTGGGAAGTAGTTGAGTTCCCTGCTATTTTGAACGAAAAACCCCTCTGGGGCGACTTTTGGGCGTTGGATGAGTTGCTTGCCAAGAAAGCTGGCATGGATATTCGGTACTGGGAAGCTCAGTACATGCAAAATCCGGTGTCAGAGGAAGGAGCGCTGATTAAGCGCGAGTGGTGGAAGATCTGGGACAAAGAAAACCCGCCTAAGTGCGAGTTTATCATTATGTCACTGGATGCTGCTCAGGAGTCCAACAATCGAGCGGACTATAACGCCCTGACCACGTGGGGAGTATTCTTCAACGAAGAGACGGATAACTTCAATATTGTCCTGCTGAATGCCATCAAGAAGCGGATGGAGTTTCCTGATTTGAAGAAGCTCGTCCTTGAGGAGTACAAGGAGTGGGAGCCCGATGCGTTCGTTGTCGAGAAGAAATCCAACGGCGCGGCTTTGTATCAGGAGCTTCGGCGTATGGGGGTGCCTGTCGGAGAGTTCACTCCTGGCAAGGGGCAGGACAAGATTTCTCGTGTGAACGCTGTTGCCGATCTGTTTTCTTCAGGCATAGTGTGGGCTCCTGATAGGCGCTGGGCCAAGGAAGTCATTGAGGAATGCAACGATTTCCCCAGCGGAGCAAATGACGACCTCGTGGACTCTACAACGCAAGCACTGCTGCGGTTCAGGCAAGGTGGATTCATTCGACTGCCTACTGATGAGAAGGACGAGATCCAATACTTCAAGGGTAGCCGCAGGGCTGCTTATTACTGAGGACTGACATGGCTACAAACATTGACCGAGCGTTGACGCCTATGGACATGGACATGATGGGGGAAGAACCCGCCATCGAGATTGAAATTGAGCAACCTGAGGGCTTAAAGATTGGGATTGATGGGGTTGAGATTGATTTGATGCCGGAACCCCTGCTGGCAGAGGAATTTGATGCCAACCTCGCAGAGTTCATGGATGACGGCGAGCTTCAGACTCTTGCTTCAGAGCTTGTCTCCTTGGTAGATGCGGACATCAACAGTCGCAAAGACTGGGCCGAGATGTTTGTCAAGGGCTTGGAAGTCCTTGGGATGAAGTATGAAGAGCGCACAGAGCCTTGGAACGGCGCCTGTGGGGTGTACAGCCCCCTGCTGACCGAAGCTGCCATCAGGTTTCAGTCAGAGATGATTACCGAAACCTTCCCGGCTCAAGGCCCGGTGAAGACGCAGATCATTGGCGCGGTTGATCGCCTCAAGGAAGACGCAGCAGAGCGTGTTCGTGATGACATGAACTACATGCTGACCGAGAAGATGATTGACTACAGGTCCGAGCATGAGCGCATGCTGTACTCCCTGGGGCTCTCAGGTGCTGCGTTCAAGAAGATCTACCCCAACCCGAGTACTGAGCTACCTGCGGCTCCTTTTGTTCCGGCAGAAGATCTGATCATGCCTTACGGGGCGTCTAATGTTTACACCGCAGAGCGCGTGACTCACATCATGCGCAAGACGGAAAACGAGATCAAGAAGCTGCAGGTTGCGGGCTTCTACATGGACGTAGAACTGGGTGAGCCGGTCAGGTTCTTTACTGACATCGAAAAGAAAAAGGCAGAAGAACAAGGGTATACCCTGACTGATGATGACCGTTATCAGGTTCTGGAGATCCACGTAGACTGGGACATGCCGGGGTACGAAGATGAGGTTCCCTTGCCGTATGTGGTCACGGTTGAAAGAGGCACTCAAAAGGTTTTGGCAATCCGACGAAACTGGGAAGAATCAGACAAAAAGAAGCTCAAGCGACAACACTTCGTCCAATACACCTATATCCCTGGTTTTGGCGCTTATGGTTTGGGCTATATCCACCTTATTGGTGGTTATGCTCGCGCTGGCACTTCCATCATTCGCCAGCTCGTTGATGCTGGAACCCTGTCCAACCTGCCCGGTGGCTTGAAGTCTCGCGGTCTTCGGATCAAGGGCGACGACACGCCTATTGCTCCTGGCGAGTTCAGGGATGTAGACATCCCCAGCGGGTCGGTCAGGGACAACATCATGCCCCTGCCGTACAAGGAGCCAAGTCAGGTTCTTGCGATGCTGTTGGAGCGCATCACGGAAGAAGGCCGACGCCTCGCAGCTATCGCGGATCTGAAGGTCAGCGACATGAGCGCACAGGCCCCGGTGGGCACCACGCTGGCGATTCTGGAGCGGCAGCTCAAGACGATGTCTGCTGTTCAGGCACGCGTGCACGCCAGCCTGAGGATGGAGTTCAAGCTCCTCAAGGGAATCATCCGCGACTTCCTTCCTGCAGACTATTCCTACACGCCTGAAGGCGGCGACCGCTCGGTCAAGCAGTCAGACTACGACCTCGTAGAAGTGATCCCTGTCAGCGATCCAAACGCCGCCACGATGGCGCAGCGGATCATGCAGTATCAAGCTGCACTGCAGTTGGCTCAAGGGGCTCCGCAGATCTACGACTTGCCCCAGTTGCACCGTCAGATGCTGGAGGTGTTGGGCATCAAGAACGCGGAGCGGCTGGTTGCTGTGCCTGAGGATCAGAAGCCCCAGGACCCCGTGACGGAGAACATGAACGTGCTACGGGGTAAGCCGGTCAAGGCGTTTGCGTACCAAGACCACGAGGCGCACCTGATGACGCACCAAGCGTTCATGCAGGACCCCAAGATCATGGCGACGCTGGGTCAGAACCCGATGGCGCAGCAGATGATGGCCGCACTCATGGCGCACATCGCAGAGCACGCCGCGTTTGCGTACCGGGCTCAGGTCGAGATGGCCTTGGGTGTGCCCCTGCCCACGCTGGATGAGGAGGACAACGCGCCGATTGCGCCTGAGGACGAGAAGGCCCTGGCTCCGCTGATTGCTGCCGCTGCACAACGCACGATGGTCCAGAACCAAGCTATGGCTGCACAGATGCAGGCTCAACAGCAGGCGCAGGACCCCGTTTTGCAGATGCAGCAGGCGGAGCTTCAGTTGAAGCAGGCCGAGATGCAGCGCAAAGCCCAGAACGATCAGATGGACTTCCAGATCGCGCAGCAAAAGCTGCAGCTTGAGGCACAACGCTTGCAGCTTGATGCCCAGAAAAATCAGGGCGAAGACCCCCGGCTCAAGGCCATGAGGGCGCAGCAGGAGTTGCAGCAGAAGGAGCAAATACACCAGCAGAAGATGCGGCAGCAGATCCAGTCTGACGCACTGAAAACCAGACAACAGATGATGCGGACCGCGCAGTCTCGTCCGCAACCTAAGGAGTAACAAATGGCTACCACTGCGTTTACCGTGGTTGTTAAGGAAATTGAGGAGCGCCGTGAATCCATCGCACAGGCGCTTATCTCAGGCTCGGCTAAAGACTATGCCGAGTACAAGTTCATGACGGGTGAAATCCAGGGTCTTTCACGTGCTCATGCTTTCATAACCGACCTTGTGCGAAAGATGGAAAACGACGATGAGTGAAATCCTCCTGAGTGACGGTGCAAGCACCACGGTATTGCCCGAGACAGACGAAGAAAAGGCCCGACAGGTGCCCGATCCGGTGACCTACCACCTGCTCTGTGCGCTGCCCAAAGCGGAAGAAGAGTATGAGAGTGGCATTGTGAAAGCAGGCCAGACCATGCACTTCGAAGAGTTGATGAGCCCGGTGCTGTGGGTAATGAAGATGGGCCCTGATTGCTACAAAGATCCGCTGCGCTTTCCCAGTGGGCCTTCGTGCAAGCTAGGCGATTTCGTCTTGGTCCGACCGAATACGGGTACACGCCTGAAGATTCATGGTACGGAGTTCCGCATCATCAACGACGACAGCGTTGAAGCAGTTGTCCAAGATCCCCGTGGCATCAAGCGGGCATAAGGAGTAGGACATGCAGAACCACGAACACGAGGAACGGTTTCGGTTCCCTGACGAAAAGGAAAAGCCTGAAGAACTCCAGATCGAGATTGAAGGCGAAGCCGAGCCCGAAGTTGAGATTGTTGACGATACTCCCGAGGCCGACCGTGGGCGCAAACCCATGAAGGAAACCCCTGCGGAAGTCACTGACGAAGAGCTGGCCCAGTATTCCGACGGGGTCAAGAAGCGTATTCAGCACTTCTCCAAGGGCTACCACGAGGAGCGCCGAGCCAAGGAAACCGCTCAGCGTGAGCGTGAAGAGGCAGTACGCCTCGCTCATAACCTTGTCGAGGAGAACAAGCGCCTTCAGGGCAGTTTGGGCCAAGGCCAGCAGGCCCTTCTTGAACAGGCCAAAAAGGTTGTTGCCAACGAAGTTGAGCAAGCCAAAGTTAAATACAAACAAGCCTATGAAGCTGGGGATTCCGAGGCATTAGTTGCAGCGCAAGAAGAGTTGACCACCGCCAAGATCAAGGCGGAGCGCGTCAACAATTTCAAACCGGCAGTTGCAAAGCCTGCGGAACCTGTGGTACAACCCGCTCCAAGCGTTGCGCCGCCTCCTGTAGACGACAAAGCCCGTGCGTGGTTAAAAGCCAATCCGTGGTTTGAGACGAACAACAGGATGAGGGCAGTAGCGCTAGAGATTGACAAAGAACTTGTAACGAACGGAGTAGATCCAACAAGCGACGAGTATTACCAACGGATCAACAACGAGATCCGCCAAACTTTTCCAGATGCGTTTACCTCGGAAAAGCCGGTTAAGAAAGCAGCAGTTGTAGCACCCGCCACGCGAAGCACAGCGCCTAGAAAAATCGTGTTGACGCAATCACAAGTTCAAATCGCCAAACGGCTCGGACTGACCAATGAACAGTACGCCCGTGCGGTTGCGGATGAAATGAGGAAACAAAATGGCTGAACGTAATCCCCGTGAACTGGACACCCGAGCAAAGGCTGAACGGCCCAAGCAGTGGGTGCCTCCTACAGCGCTGCCTGATCCCAACCCGGAAGAAGGCTATTCGTTCCGTTGGATTCGCGTCAGCACCTCGGGTACTAGCGACCCAGGTAATGTTTCCGCAAAACTCCGCGAGGGCTGGGAGCCCGTGAAAGCAAGCGAACATCCTGAGATTCAACTGATGGGGGTCGGTTCAGGTCGGTTCCCAGACAGCATTGAAATCGGTGGCCTGCTGCTTTGCAAAACACCAAAGGAGTTCACTGAACAGCGCAACTCGTACTACCAGCGTCAAGCTGATGGTCAGATGGCGTCAGTGGACAACAACTTCATGCGCGAGAACGATCCCCGGATGCCTCTGTTCAAAGAGCGCCGCTCTGAGGTCTCGTTTGGACGCGGTTCGTAAATTTAGGAGTCTCAGATGGGATACCCCACGATTGATGCACCTTACGGCTTCAAACCCGTAAACCTCATTGGTGGTCAGGTATTCTCAGGTTCTACCCGAGAGTACCCGATTGCCTACAACTATGGCACTGCCATTTTCTACGGTGACTTTGTCCAGCTTGCAAGCGGCTTTGTGACCATCCTCGCCAACACCATTGCAGGTAACGCCGCCGTTGGCGTGTTCCTGGGCTGCTCGTACACCGATCCGGTGACCAAGCAGAAGCGGTTCTCCCAGTACTACCCCGCCAACACCCTGGCTGGGGACATCGAAGCAGTCATCTGCGACGACCCGGATACGGTCTTCAAGGCTGCTGTGGTGACGGCTGCTGGTACGGCTACCATTGCTTCGGCAACGCAGCTTCTGGTCGGTCAGAACATGGCGGGTAACACCACCACTGGTTCTTCCGCGACTGGCAACTCTGCTGGCGGTGTGGTTGCGGCTTCGGCCTCGGCTGGTAACTTCCGCGTTCTGGGTCTCGTG